GTCAGAGCGGCATCAGCCTTTTCAATCTCTGCTTCTTCAAGTGCTTTCAGGATAGGTGCAGGAACGTCTGCTTTATTGATTTTCTCACCGCCATATTCGATGAACTCGTCAAGTGCTTTCTTTTCGATAGAATCTGCCTTGATAACGTAGCCTTCGTCCAAGAGGCTCTTACGGAGACGTTCATTCTCTGCTTTAAGAGTTTCAATCTCTTCGTCGTGGGATTTCTTCATGTCTGCTTCATAAGCCTTCATAGCTTCGTCCTCAGACATACCTTTGTCCATATAAGGCTTCAGCTTGGCTTTCATGTCATCAGACATCTTTTCAATAGTTTCAGTCATGTGTTCTCCTTGGGAGTTGTCACGTTTATAAAGAGGAGCCATTGCCAAAGGGTTAGCAGGGCGATCCACCAGCGACAATTCCTCTAAATGAAGTTGGTTAAGAAGATTCGGCAATGTACTCTTCCTTGGTTGCGCGGCCTCCAATAGAGAAAGCCTTCAGTTCGCCAGATTTGACACGCTCCCAGACTGAGTCATCATAGACCTTGTAGGCCACTACCCAACCCTCACGGTCGCACTGGATTCCGAGAGCACCGCAGATTTCTTTGGTAACTGGCAGAGAGTGAATGACTTGCCCCGTCGCTTCACCCTCGTGCATAGTCTTACCAACCCGCACATGCTCCATAAACTCATTGACGGCTTTCACGAGCGTCTCAGCTTCGATCACGTCGCCTTGCTTATCAATTACAGCCTCACCTTTTTCAGTGATGACACTAGCCCATCCGTAGATGATCCGTTGTTCCTCGTCTACTTTAAGGACTTGACCAGTCAGTTCTTCTGCTTTAGTCATGTCACTAACAGTCATGTCTTCTTCCCACATGCGGCACGACCAGTAGCGGGCTGAGGTCTTGTCTGTTGCAGTGTCGCAGTTGTGACGAGCGCGGAAATTGCTACGTGCATCAGGGTCATCTCGTCTAATCTCCATGTCAGGGGAACCAAAAGTGACTTTCTTGGTCTTGTCACCATCTTTGACGTAAACACCAAACTTCTTGCTGGAACCACTAGGAAGACGGAAGGGTTTGTTAAGAGTAACTTCTTCGCCTTGGTAGTCAGCCTTGCACATGATTTCAGCCACTACAGCCCGTAGAGCCTCTGTGCTGCTCATACGCTCGCTCTCTTCCTCTTCGGCACCCTCACCACCCATCATGTCCTCATAGAACTCTAGGTAGGCTCTGTGGTCCTCTCCGGGCATATACACCGCTTGACCATCGTATTCGTGGACGTGAACAGCACCACCAAGGCCAAGGTCCATGCTGCGGGCACGGGCTTCCATTTCTGTGGTGAAAATGTCAGAAGCGTATTGAGCCTTAAGGATGTCTTTAGCACTCTTGCGTAGCGTAGAAAGCTTGTGACCTACCATCTCACCTGTGGGCTTACCTTCGTCATCTACAATCTCAATACGAGCGGCAGGTTCTTCTTTTGTTCCCGTGACTTTGACAGGAATGCCACTAACAGCACCATCACGGACAATCTGACGGACGATACCACGAGCAGTGCCACCACTAGAGTTCCACGACACCTTGTCACCAGTGGAAATAGACGCTTTCTTAATTGCACTATAGGCAGCACTCATTGCTTTTCCTTCGTCTTGGGTATCACTGTAGACTGAGTTGAAGACTTCCTTGAACTGCTCACGTTTTGCTTCAGGAACATTGGAAGGGACTTCTTTTGCGCTAGAATAAGGCATCAACGTCTCAGTTTATCAATGTCAGGATTGTAACCAGTCACATGAACAAAGTTGTAGCCGGGAACCTCTTTCTTGGCTATTGACAGACCATCATTTTCGAACTTCTGTCTGGCCCAAGTAGGCATTAGGTTTCCCCTACTGTCGTTTCTTCTTCAGCATCAGCTGGTTTGGCTTGACCCGGTGTGCTGTCGTCATCATAGTATTCTGCCCTAGCGTCAGCCATTGCACGAGACCGTTCGCGGGATTCTTCATAGACCTCGTGGTCCAAACCGGGAAGTTCAGCATTCTCAAGAAGCGCGTCTACGATATGCTTTTGGTCAGCAAGAGAGATGTCAGCACCGTTAAGGTTACGCAGGTAGGCACCAAGCTCTTTCAAGTCATGGGGAGCAACGTCACCAGCAGTAATCTTAGGCATAAGCTCGAAGTCAAGGCCGTTCAGTTCCCACAGACGCTCTACAAGCTGCTTGTTGAGGACATCTACGATAGATTGGATGTAGCTCTCAAGGGCACGTAGGAATAGGTCTGTCTTGCTCTTGGAGAGGGCATAAGAGCCACCCTGACTACCGAGCATGATAAACTCACTAAGAACGCTACGGGCGATGTCGTGCTGGTAACGCCTAACAACGGGGTCAATGTCGATATTCCGTTGGCCTTCAGACGCCATCAGCTTGAAGTCTACCAGCTTGACGTTCGTAGGCTCGCCATCCTTGCCGGGATACGTGTCAGAGGGCTTAATCAGATACCCTTGTTCATTGAACTTGAGGTCTCGGCCAATAGAACTGATTTGGTTTACGAAAGACTTTTGTGCATCTGTAGCATCAGGGCCAAGATACTCGGCAGGAACCTCGATAACGGGGATACCAGCCAACTCACGCTCGATACCGATAGCCTCGTATTGCTGGATTTGGTTTAGCCGCTCATAGGAGGTATAAGCATTACGGAGAACACTACGGCCAGAAGGCTCGTTGTTAATGCTGGTGGTCCGATAGAGAAGGGACTTGCGTGTAGGAATGAAGTTAGACTTGGCACCAAAGCCGCCATCCTGATAAACGCCTAAACAATCTCCTGTCTTGCTGTCTACCTCAAAGCGGGATACAGTCCAAGGGGCACGGGACGCAATCTTACGGATGCCAATACGACCATCATCATACTTCGACCGCTTCTTGGGGTCTTGAGTGCCCATGCCTTGACGGCGCTTATAGACAACCTCAAACCAAGCAAACCCGTAGGACAGGAAACTAATAGCCTCAGAGACATGATCGTCAAGAGTGTGGTCCATATCCTCCAGAACGCTCTCGACAAACTCAGCTTCCTTTTTAGCTGCGTCAGAATCATCTACAGGCTTAACGTGGAGGTCAACATCACGAAGGACTTGCTCAGTGGCATACATAACGGCACCTATAGTGCTGTCATTGTCCCTCATTTCCCTATATTTCTTGATGGCTCGCTTGCCACGAAGCTCCGGCAGAAACTCGTCACTACGGATTTGGCCATTACGCACGTTGTCCCCAGCTACGCCAAGGACTTGCTTCGACTCTGTTTCTGAGAGCGTCTTAACCATAGTGTTTATCGAAGTCCTTTGGAGTTACTATAGACAAGCTGGAGTTGGGGTTTGGCGTATCCGTTGAGCATTAGGTCTGTGAGTGCCCACACCATCGCGTCAAGGCGGTCAGGAGAGCCGATAGAGCCTAGAGGTTCCCAAGTCCTCATTTGGGTCTCAAGCTCACTTAGGGGACCATCAGAGTCTCTCACATGATACACAAGCCCACGCTCATACAGAGCACTAATAGGCTCAGCACGGGCATACTTACCACGAGAGGCTTTTCTGTCTTTATAGGGGATTGTTTCATCTATGCCATGGATTGTCTGCTTAACCATAAGGCCACCTTGGTTGACCTCAGCTACAATCCTGTCAGCCTCATACTCATGGTAGAGTTCAATGGCTTTGTGTGCCCACTGTGATGGAGTGCCTCTTAGCGTATAGTCACCTAGGATATAACCATAGCCATTCACATCCACTCCCGCTACACAGATACCAGTCATATCAGACTCAGCATTAGCGGTTATGGCGGGGTCAACAGCCACTACAATACGGGTGAGGTAGGGAACATCAGCCTTAGCTATCTGGCAGTTGTCTATGATGTCTGTAGTCCACAGAGCGCCCTCGGCTTCCTCCATGATCTCAGCATAAAGCTCTTGACGGCCCAGTGTGGTTCCTTCATACTGGCTCTTGACGGCCTTGAGGTAGGTGTCAGCCAAGTTAGCAGCGTTATCGAAGGTAGACCCTGTGGTGATGTAAGTTTTAGGGTCTTTAATGATCTGTCGAATTAGTTTAGTGGGCTTGGGGGTAGTGGTAACACAGATACGAGGGTGCTTACCTAGACGAAGGCAAAATTGCAGCATGTCCCAAGTGTCTATGTCTTTGTTCCAAGCGGCAGCCTCATCACACCAAGCAGCTTCAAACTGTGGACCACGAAGACGCTCAGGTTCTTCTGCGCTGTAGAACTCGACCTTAGCACCATTCTTCCATACTAGGCTTCGTTTGGTGGGTGACCACTCAGGATACCCCATTTCCTTGCCTTTGTATGTCTTATCGGAATGGTGGCAGATGTTAAGAAAACCAGATTCACCCTTCACCATAACCCGTTCAATGTCTGAGTTGGTGGCGGCTACAGCAGCAATACGTTTCTTGCCTTGCTTAACCTGCTCTCTGACCCACTCTACCCCAGCCCTAGTCTTACCAAAACCACGCCCGGCGTTTATCAGCCACACATTCCAGTCGCCACTAGGCTCAAGTTGTTCGGGTCTAGCCCAGAAGTTCCAGTCGTGTTGTAGTTCTTCTAGTTGCTTAGGGGTTAGTTGACCTAGAGCTTGTTGAACTTGAGCGTCGGGTAATTCTCGTAGTTCATTCGC